AAATAAGCTGTCATATTCTGCGTTAATCTCCTGCGTAATCTCAACACTGCCGCCCTCATTATCGGGATGATATTTTTTCAAAAGTTCTCTGTACCTTTGGCGCAATTCCTCTATTGTCTTTATTCCTGTAAACCATTTATACATCTGACCGTACTCCTTTTTACAAAAGCACCCGGTTATTTCATTCACAACTTAGAAAAGGGCATAAAAAACAGATTACCCGACATTAAATCGGGCAATCCGCTTGTTAGGGGCAAATGTAGTAAAAAGGTAGTAAAAACTTACTGTTTTCTTCTTGGAAGTGCCTAAAATACTGCATTTAAGCCACTTTTTGAAAAATGTTTCAGGTTTCGTTTTAAATCTTAAATTTATAAAATCTGCCAATCCGTTGAAAATGTGTTCAAAACATAGAAAAATCAATGGATGCGGCAGATTTTTAGTTTCTGTAAGAGACTGAAAAAACCAATAAAATGCTGCTAATTAGTAACAAATTAGTAACAAACCTCTATCTTTTCAATCTCACTCCTTAAATCGTCAACTGTGCGGTGGCCGTATTTCTGGTTTGTAATATCAGCTCCGAAAGAATGTCCCATAAGGCGTTTCCGGTCATTTTCGTTTACGTTGTATCTTTCGCATAACATAGAGAATGTATGGCGGCAATCGTGCGGCGTATGTTTTTCTATTCCTAGTTCTTCCAATTTCCTGCTCATTTTAATCCGGAACGAATGTACAGTCGCCCCCAGAAGATTCTTTCCATATTTCTCATGCCTGGACAATGAGATTTCCTGTATGGCTGGATGGATTGGGACAATCCTATTCTTGCTTGCCTTGGTTTTTACGCCTCCTTTAAAAAAATGTTCATCCAGGTTTGTTTCCATGTCACTATATGCTGCAATCCGAAACCCGCTGTAACACATGATTAGAAGCGTTTCAACAACCGGGTCAGTTTTGTTCTGCCAGAGCGTTTTTAGTTCTTCTTCAGAAAATGGCACACCGGATTCATCGTCATCTTCAATTGGTATGTATAGAAACGCGGAATAGTCTTTCTCCACAATTTCGTATTTCAGGGCATATTTGTACACCTGATGGAGCAGGGACACAATCAATTCAAGGAGAATGAAAAAGACCACTTCTACCAGACCGAAGCGGAAAAGGCAGAAGCCGAAGCCAAAGAGAAAGCCGCCGGAAGTGCGCCGAAGTTTACGGACAAGTCCGAGCCGAAGCAGACCCCGGCAAAAGATACCAGTCCGGCTCCTGTGATTTTCTAAATCGAGTACCGGCTTACGTTTGAGTAAGTCGCTGACCCACACACCTTTTAAAAATTATGGGTAGAAAGGATTTTATTATGGCTATTGATTCATTAAATCTTGTAAAACTTTCCGATTTGGCAGGAACCGAAGACGGAAAACTGAAACTTGCAGAGGAATATAAGGGCATTATTGAGAATGTCGGCAGGCGGACGATTTCAAGCCTTTTCAAAAATCAGAGATTATCCGGCGACCCGCAGGCAGGAACGCTTGTGGCGAAAAGATTTGCTTCTGCAAAATCAGAAGAATACGGCACGGCAAGGGCGGCAAGAAAAGGAAAGCCCGGCAGGGGATTTGAGGTTGCCGTAGACATCGACATCGACAAGGAAATCATGGAGGAATACGAGGAAAAGGATATCCGGCTGGGCGGCATTCCTGGGCTGTTATCTGAAAGAAAAACAGCTATTACCCGTGCCATGGTTCGGGAACTGGATGAAAACTTTTTCCTTGTGGCTGTCGGCAAGCGCAAAGAGAGTGACGGCACTGTTGGGACGGTTGACGGCGGTACAGAGGTTACGGTGTCCGGCGATACCATTAAAGACCGTGTAACGGCGGTAGTGATGAAGCTGCACACTGCAAAAAATGAGTTTGTGGACGGCATCGAGAAAGAGGATATTCACGTTGTCCTGTCCCCGGAAGCCTACGAGGAAATGCGGGACTACATCGACACAAAAGGCAACGCAAATGTTCAGACGGACGTTGCGGAGTTCGGGCGGTATCACGGTGCATGGATTTACTCCAATGTTCATCAGCCGGAGGGAGTTGAGATTATCGCTATGTGTACCGGGGCGATTGCGGAGCCGGTTATGGCAGACGAATACCAAGCAAAGCAGATTGAGCTTTCCAATGCGTATGCAATCGGCATGTTCTTCCACTACGGCTGTAAGGTTGTTATGCCTGACCTGATTTTCTACAGCAAGAAACCGGGTGCATCCAGTGCAAGCGAAACCGGCGAGGAATCTGGCGGCACGACAAGGGCAAAGAGTACGAAGCTGTCATAAGGAGCAAACCGGCATGGGATATGTAAAGTATTTCATGCCGGAAATCAGATAGGAGGAAAATAAGACTATGAATTTTGGAGAAGCGTTAGAAGCAATCAAAAACGGAAAGAAGGCAAAGCGCAAGGGCTGGAACGGAAAAGAACAGTATGTTGTTTTGGCATACATGAAAACATGCGCCACTAAATCTGGAGAGGTAGTTATTGACCCGGAGCATGAAAACATTGGAAGCAAATTCCTGATGTTTGTCGGCACAAGCGGCTACCAGTGCGGCTGGCTTGCTTCCCAGGCTGATATGTTGGCAGAAGATTGGGAAATCGTGGAGTAGCCCATGGGATATGTAACCTACGACTACTACAAAAGCATATACGGCGAGGAATCCATGCCGGAAACCGACTTTAACCGGCTGTCATGGGAGGCTTGCCGGAAAGTGGACACTCTCACGCTGAATAAGCTGAAATTCGCATTCCCGACCAATGAGGACGATGCAGAAGCCGTCCGGCGGTGCGTCTGCAAGCTGATTAAGATTGCCGGGCAGATTGAAGCGGCAAACAAGCGTGTGGCAGAGGGGCAGGGGTACATAACGGACGAATCCGGCGCACTCCGGGGGAAAGTGGTATCTTCCGTTTCCTCTGGCAGTGAATCCATATCATACACGGCAAAGGCAGAATCCGGCAGCACACTGATTGACACTGTTTTGTCGGACAAGGCGGCGCAGGAACGGCTATACCGTGATACTGTGAGGGAATATCTCTCACTTGTGCCGGATTCCAACGGCGTAAATCTTCTGTATGCCGGAATACCCTACCCACGCCGCAATGCCCCGATAAGCAGGCCGCCGGAGGATAAGCCAGTGGATAAGCCAACGGAGCCAGAGGAAAGCGAGGGCGGCGAATAATGGGAACTATATCACAAATGGCTGAAAAGTGCCAGAAATGCCCCAAGATGGATAAATGCGACCATAAGCGCATGGAAATGTATGCATATATAGAAATGCCGCAAATCGCTATTCCAAATGCTATTCCGAATGGTATAGATGATGTTGCTATAAATATTGGCGGCGCATTTACTATCAGCGGAGAGAAACTTGTGAAAGAGATTGAACAGTCATTAAGCAAGAGTCTTTCGATAGGGTGTGGGTGGTAGCTATGGGAATAGGCTACATTGACAGCGTAATCATATACAACCGCTATTACAACGACACAACGGGCGCAGAGCAGTATTTCGGAACACGCCTTGATAATGTCCGGGTGGAGTTCACGAAAGAGCAGAACCAGAGCAAAAGCGGCAGCAAGGACGTGAGCGACTGTTTGTTGAAAATCCCAAATGACAGTACGCTCCCGAAACCGTACCTTGTGCCGGAGATTTGGAACGACTTGACGGCTGATGAAATGCTGCAAAATTTCACATTAAGCACGGCCGGGGATTTCTTCGTGCTTGTGAAGAAAAAGGAGTTAAACCTTGACATTGATGCTCCTGTTGGTATGCAGGACAGCAGCAGCCAGGAGTATGGCGGCGGTTTCTATGAGTACATGAAAAGCAAGTACAGCTATGTCTACCAAATGAGCAGTTTTGCGGTGTTTTCGCTGATACCGTATTTTCAGATTGGAGGAAAGTAAAAATGGCAGACAATAGTTTTAATTCTACAGTGGAATCTTTATTCAAAGGAATGGATAATTTTATTACAACAAAAACAGTAGTTGGTGATGCAGTTACTGTAGGAGATACCATCATTTTGCCTTTAGTAGATGTAAGTTTTGGTGTGGGAGCAGGAGCAGTTTCTGAAGATAAGAAAAACAATGGAGCAGGTGGTATGGGAGGAAAAATCACACCTAGCGCAGTTT